GGAATACCGCTGTCTGAAGTAAATGAAGACCTTAGAACACCATTGGAGTATACCAATCGTAATATATTTCATCCATCTTATTACCGAAAATCTCTCGTAATATTATAGGCACCTTAAAATCTATTTTTTCTATATACCAGTTCGAAAGTTTTTCGTTGCATGGAAGACATATAGCATAAGCGAATAAAATCGCTTTAGCTATTGAATCTAAATGGTCACTAGCAGTGGTCTCTCTCACTAATAACCTATTAATTGTATCTTTACTCAAATCCATCTGACCTGTAATCATATCACTAACTGAATAAGTGTCTGTTTTAGTAAAAACATTCATTTGTAATAATTTTTGATCTAATTCACCAACAAATTTCTCTGAGGCTAAACCTTCAACCCCCATATATACTAGGTAATCAACTGCGCTATCGTAACTATACATTCTAACTCTTGCCAGCTCTCTAAATAGAGTTTCAGGCATGATATCTTCTGGTAAGCCATGTCTCTTTAACTCTATTATCAATTTTGAAGTATCTCTAGCCATAACATCACTCTTGCAGCTTATTCCTACCGCCATCATAATGTCTCTGATACCTTTATCTATACCTATTAATGGACACACTTTATGTCTAGGAGGTAGATCTATTCCTTTATGTAACACAAAGAAACTTAGAAAGTTGAATTTTGATAATAACTTGGAGCCTTTTCCTGTATGGTAACCAAACATTTCCCATAATGCTGAAGCCTTAATACACGTTGAGTCCAGATCCATATCTTCAATTTCTACTTCAATTAAGGTTTTATCTAAATAATCAGCCCATACCTCTTTTCCATCCAGACTTCCTTTAATCACGACAGTCGCACCTGAATGTGATCTAAACGCACCAGTAGCTAATTTATACTCATCACTAGTCATTTTACACTCAAAGCGCTTTGAAGAGATCTTCTTCTGAACATTGTTCATGATCATATTATATATCCTATCTCTAACTTCGTACTCTACCTCATACAGTACTGGGTTATCTTTAATTGCCCTAAATATTGATCTGGATGGTAAGTTCTCATATGCTAAATTTGTATCTATTTTAATTCCCTTACTCTCTAATTTCTGACCAGCCATGTATGCATTTAGCTTCTTAGCTCTTATATTTGGAAAGTTTTGCACCTTTTTCAAGAAATTCAAACCATCATCGACCTCACCTGATTTCTCTATAGCTCTTGCTACATCACCTCTAATATTCGTTGCAGCTACATCTACAAAATTTGCCATAACAGCTAATTTGTCCCACTGATTTGGTGCCATCCGCAACGCAACTAAAGCGTCTTTGTTAGACCCAATCCAAGTATTAAATAGAAAGCCACATCCTCCTAGAGACGGTGGCAAATGTATAACAGAAAATGGTAATTTAACCCATTTTATCACGCCTTTATCTTTAGTTTTAACGCCTCTTTTCACATTCCAAGTAAAAACAGCCAGAGCATTTGCTAATTTAACTGATCCTCCTCTGCTAACATACTCTCCTAATAATTGCAGATAACCTGTTAATTGTTGATTAGCTGGAGGTAGATAATTTACTCTCTCACTGCAAAGTATTTGTATTTGTGACAATCTTGGTATAATATATCCATACACCGCTCTCTTTTTCAAATATTCATACTGATGTTTTGATATCATAGTTTTAACAGCATTAATCTTAAGACCACATTCCTCTGCACATTTAGAAAGAAACTCTGAAAAGTATTTTATCTCATCAGCTGTAAGATTTTGTAGCATCTTAAAAATAGCATAAAAATCGTCACCCATAATTTCATAATGTCCACCAACCAGTGATAATTTATGCATAATCGTTGCACCAATAATATCACTTGAGAATTTATTTAAGAAATATTTAAAGAATGCTTTATTAGTTAAACAGTTTATTGATATAGTCATATTTTCTCCTGAAAATAACATATCTAATATTATCTCAACATCTAACTCTTTAAAGACTGCATTTCTTGTCTTTTCCCAAATGGTACAAATCATTTCTGGAGCCGATTCCCAAAATCCAAACCTTCCAAAATTCTTCCTCTTTGCCCAATCTCTTAACTGTTCTACTAAAGCTTTTCTAACGTTATTCCATTTTTGAGTAGCATCAAATGCTGAAAAATCAGTCAACACTATTAAATTATCATCTCTACCAGTTGCTTTTAAACCAAAGGCATGATTAGCTATAAAACTATTAGATTCTTTAGCCAAAGTAAACTCTGGACAATCTGATAAATAGTCTAATAATACTGAACCTAACCATGTCTCACAAGCATACATCGGGCCTGGTATAGCAAAAATAGCTCTAGTATCTCTAGCTGGAACGTTTCTTGAAAAGATTAATCCTGGAACTTCACTAGTTAACTGTTTCATAACTTCATCCTTTTCTAACCATTTTGAACATTTAACAAACCAAACCATAATTTTAGAGGTAAATTTTAATGACATATCTTCACCTTTCCACTTAAAGTCAATAGTTACTTTATCTCCTCCAGCACTTTTTGAAGTCATCTTTGCTGTTAGTTTTTCTAGATATGTAGGGTAATCTAGCGATATTAATCTATCATAACACGCCTCTAATGCTTCCTCCCAAACTTGCTTCAAAAATGGGGTAAAGGGAGGATCAATTGGACCATCACCAGCCTCTACCTGTTTCATATGTGATAAAAAATCATTACTGCGCATAAAACCAGAATAAGCTTCAACAAATACAAGCCAGTTCATTGGTCTCAAATTATCCTCATTAACTTCCGCGGTTACGAGGGATTTAAACAGCTTTGCTATCAATGGCAGTTTAGCACCTAAGTTTTTAAAATCATTTGTCCAATCCGCTTGTTGCCGTTTAAAAGTCTGTAAATCATTATCAGTTGTAAATCCTATATCAAAACTATTAGCTGAATGGATGTCATCATCATTAGACCAAACCACAGGATGAGCTTTGGGTGCAACATTATACATTGATTGTTTTAATATTGTTGAATTCTTCTTTATAAAAGTGGTATTTTCCCAAGGATCTTCAAATAAGAAAGTACCTAATTCAACACCAATATCTTCAGTAAAAGTACCTGAATACACTCCTATCATTACATTAACTAATACTAAACATCTAGTCGACACCATAGCATCAAAACAATTTAACTCAATTTTACCATCCTTAGCTTCTATGAATGGATCACACCCAACTATATTGATATAATGTTTCAACATTCTAATAAGTTTAGAAGTTTTAAAATACTCACAACCCACCGCTGATCTTAAGCATGCTAAAGTATTTCTAAATCTCATAACATGACATATGCCTGTTTCTTTTTGAACTCTTTCTTTAATATAAGCAACCGTATTAACTTCTTTCTTCCCCGTTACGTCCTTGGTTACAGTTGGACTCACCTTCCTTATATCATAAGGATGTAGATAGATATCATCAAATTTATAATCACTCTTCCAAGTCACATTAAATTTCAGTTCTTCAACATCCGACAATATAATTTCGATTGTTTTATCTTGCCAAGTCCTAAGGATATCCAACCATCTATCGGCTATTTCATCATCAACCATGCCTTCTCCATAGCACGCATCAACTAATGACGCAGATAAACGGTCGAATTCTCCTAAAAGATTCATC